TATGTTGAAGTGAACGAAAATGAAGAAACCGTTACCTGAAAGATGGATGTGTCTGATACAAAAAACTTAACAGAATGGTACGATATAGTTCCGAATCCTCAAAATGAAGATGATGAGCAACAGGTATTTCATATTAAACAAGGTAAATTTCAAGATGTAGTTTATAAATATAATCGTTTTGGTGTTAATGACAATCCAAATGAAGATGGTACATTGACGTATAAGTTTGAGTATGATATACTAGAAATACCTGAAAATATTGTAAATAAACAATATGCTGATGAAGAAGGAAAAGAATTTGAAACTTTAATTGGTGATATTTTAATCGAAGTTATTCAAGATAATATTATAGAAACAGAAAGCGAGGATGGAAAGACTAGAAGATACGATATTAAAGAACCTGTTGTATAATGATGATTTTGTAAGAAAATCATTACCATACTTGAAAAATGATTATTTTCTTGAGCATACTGATAAAATTCTATTTGAAGAAATTAATAAGTTTATACAAAAATATAATATATCTCCTACCAAAGAATCTCTCGTAATTGAACTTAATGAAAATTCAAAATTACAGGAAGACCAATTTAAAAGTTTAATAGAGAGATTAAATGTATATGATTCAAATAAGAATGATAAATCAGAAATACAATGGTTAATTGATACTACGGAACAATTTTGTCAAGATAAAGCAATTTATAATGCGGTTTTAGAATCAATTTCTATAATTGATGGCCAGAAGAAAACTGAAAAAGATAAAGGGGCAATTCCTGCAATATTATCCGATGCGCTTGCAGTGTGTTTTGACCCTCATATTGGTCATGATTATCTTGAAGATGCCGAAGAAAGGTATGAATTTTATCATAAAACTGAACAAAGAATACCATTCGACCTTGAATATTTTAATAAGATAACATCAGGCGGAGTGCCAAATAAAACATTAAATATTGTTATGGCTGGTACAGGTGTTGGTAAATCTTTGTTCATGTGTCACATGGCGTCAAGTTGTTTGTCTCAAGGTATTAATGTTCTTTATATTACACTTGAGATGGCGGAAGAAAAAATTGCTGAAAGAATTGATGCAAACCTTATGAATATTGCGCTTGATGATTTGAAGAAATTGCCGAAAAATTTGTATGAAAGAAAGGTTGCTAACATTAGTAAAGTTACTGATGGCAAATTAATTGTTAAAGAGTATCCAACTGCGGCTGCAAATGCAAATCATTTTCGTAATTTATTGGGAGAACTAAAACTTAAAAGACAATTTGTTCCGCAAATAATTTTTGTAGATTATCTGAATATTTGTTCCTCAGCTAGATTGAAGCAAGGCGCGAATGTGAATTCTTACGTGTTTGTTAAATCAATTGCTGAGGAATTGCGTGGTATGGCAGTTGAATATGGAGTACCTATTATGTCTGCTACGCAAACTACAAGGTCTGGTTTCACAAGTACTGATGTTGGTCTTGAAGATACGTCTGAATCTTTTGGTCTACCTGCAACTGCTGATTTAATGTTTGCACTTATATCAACTGAAGAACTTGAAGGATTAAATCAGATTTTAGTTAAACAACTTAAAAATCGTTATAATGACCCAACGAGTATGAAAAGATTTGTAATTGGTGTTGATAGGTCTAAAATGAAACTGTATGACCTTGAAGAATCTGCACAAGATGATCTGGTTGATAGGATGTCGGAAAAAAAGGCTAAAAAAGGCAATTTTAATCCATCAAATAGTGGACAAAATGATGAACCTTTGTTTGATAAATCTACTGGTGGTAAAATGAAATTTAAAAAAGAATTTGCGGAGTTTAATTACACATGATAAAAGTATCGTCTGCTCCAGGAGAGCCATTCTCTGTTAATATAGAGTATAAAGGTTATAATGTTATTATGGTAGGAATACCAGTAGATGATGGTTATGATAGTGATATGAAAGTATTTAAAGGTGATGAAGATGTATCAGAAAAAGTAGGAGAATATGAAATAAATGGTGAAGGATTGAAAAAAATACTTGACACTGTTGACACATTTTGATATACTATAGTTGTACGTGAGAGTTTTTATACTCTTTATTTGTTAATCTCAATTAAATGAGGTGATATGTTTCGTTTTATTTTAATACTATTAGTAGTATTATTTTTTGGTATTCCACTTCTTTATGAAAAAGCCTTTGCTGAAGAAACTAAAATCGTAGAGATAAATGGCAAACAATGGTTGGTGATAATTGAGCCAAATAAACCGCCTATATTTAAATCTCTTGAACCTGCATCTAAAAAGATTACAAAACTCCCATTTGTGATTCATGATAATTCAGAAGACTCCTCTATTGCAGTTGTTGTTGAGTCAGCTTCTAAACCAGAGTGGAAAAAAACAACTGTTAAAGAATCTAAATTGGTTCAAACATGTGAGGTTCCTTTAGGGTGTGAAATGACTGTTGAGGGAGAGTGTCCAGATTGTAAGACTGAACTGGTTAGAGAAGAAACAGTTGAAGTCGTTCAAAATACAGATTTTTCAGAATTTAAAACAGACATAAGAAATCAACAAAAAATGATGGAGATGACTGAAAATAAAAAAGAATATGGTTATCTTTCATCTCATTTGTTTTTAAGAGACACTGGACATCCAGCTTGGATTTGCTGGAAAATATTTAAGACCTGTCGACATGGTGACCCAATTTCAATAGAAAATTTATTTATGGGTAAAATGAATGCGAGTTATTGTGCCCAGGAGTTGAATGTCTGTACCGGCAACCCTGCCTGTTTTTCCTTTTCCGACCCTCTCAAAAGCTGTTCTAATTCAACCATCCTGAATCTTTAATAAGCATAAATAGTTTGAAACGAGTTATGTGGAAATTATGCAGAGTTTCAAACAATATTTAAAAGAAGATAAGAATTTACATCTTGAGCATATTGAAGATGAGATTCTTAATAATGGAGTTGATGGCACCAGGCAATCAATACATTTTCTTAGAGGATTGAGAGATATGTTGGCTGGTTCTACAAAAAGTGGAAAGCAGGTCCGCATCACCGTAAAATGGGATGGTGCGCCTGCTATTTTTGCAGGAACTAATCCCGAAAATGGTAAGTTTTTTGTAGGAACAAAAGGTGTTTTTGCAAAAACTGCGAAACTTAATTATACAGTAGAAGATATTGATATAAATCATCCTGGGGATGGTTATGCGAGTTTAAATTACAAACTTAAACTTTGTTTACAATATTTGCCTGAGTTGAATATTGAAGGTGTTATACAAGGTGATTTGATGTATATACCCGAACAACTTGAAGATGAAACTATAGATGGTGTTGATTACATAATTTTTAAACCGAATACGATTGTTTATGCAGTCCCAAAAAACAGTGAGTTAGCTGAACAAATATCAACATCAAAGTTAGGCATTGTATTTCATACTAGATATACAGGTGATAGTTTACCTGAAATGAATGCAAATTTTGATGTTGATGTTTCAACTATGACTAAAACACCAAATGTTTGGTTCAGAGATGCAAAATATGAAGATGTAAGTGGTTCTGCGTTAATGACGGATAAGGAAACGGCACAGATTACAGAAATTCTATCGGGTGCTGGACGATTATTTAAACAATTAAATCCTGATGTATTACGACATATTCAAAATGATAAAAATATTAATATACAAATTAAAGCATACACAAATACAAAAATACGAGAAGGACGTCCGATAGATAATCCTATGAGTCATGTTACAGGATTGATTAAATATTTAAAAGATAAATTAAATAAAGAAGAGTTGAAACTCAAGACTGAAAAAGCACGATTAAAAAAACAACATTTACATAAAGAATTTTTAAAGTTTTTTCAATATAACCATAGACAACTTGCATTAATTTTTGAAATGCAAAATTTATTAATTGCATGTAAGATAATGATATTAAGAAAATTAGAACAGGTTAATACATTGACTAAAACTTTTATACAGGATAATGAGGGGTTTAAAGTGACAAATCCTGAGGGATTTGTTGCAGTTGATAAATTAAAATCAGACCAGTATGTGAAACTGGTAGACCGCCTTGAATTTTCAAGACAAAATTTTAATGCCGCCAAAAACTGGTCAAAGGGAGCATAAATGCTAGAACAAGAACAAGAACTGCTAACAACACTTGAAGGAAAAATGATAGATATTGCACTTACTGAAGATGTTGATAGTAGATTGCGAAGATTAGCTACAAATGGTCTTATAGCCAAAGATGAGCTTGCTTTGTTTGTTAAATTGATGAAAGACCTTGAAGCAGAAAAAAAACCTACAATAACACAA